GCGACCGGCTTTGTTTTTTTAGTTGACATATTGTCATCCTTTCCCCTCAAATTGAGGCACTTCTAAATTATCAAAAATTGGTTCGGGTTGGTATTCAGCCAACACAAATCCGTTGTAGTTCACGAAAAACAGCAGAACGCCATCAATTATTTCCCCTCGTTTCTCGGTACCTCTTACTGGGTGTCCGTCCACGTGGATGTATTCAAGCGTTCGGTACAGCTTATCAAGCATTTCATAACATTGGGTTTTAGCCGTCCAAGCTGGCGGTTGATAGCGGATAACATAGGTGTTCTCTCGCTGATAACGCCTACCAACGACAGCCGTGTTGCTGGGGTCGAGCAAGTCAACGAAGAAGAACGGCTCGACTGCCGTCTGTGGCACGGCTTCGGTGTACATTGGTGAATCGAACACTTTCAAAGCTGCTAAAATTCCATCGATAGTAGCCTGTATCATTGTAGCTTCTCCTTGAGAAATCTCCGCAATTTAGTTTCAAGCGCTTTTTCAAAGCCTTTTTTCAATTCGATTTCGGCGTCGGTAAGCATAAATTTCCCTTTAACCCATCCATCTTTTCCTGCTCGGTGTCCGTATTCAACGTACCTTGCGTAGTTCACAGGGTTGAAAATTGTGATTTCGTACCCTCCCCCAGCGGTTTCGACCGCACTCGCTTTCCAACCTTTGTTTAGCGTGCCTTTGTCAACAGGAGTGCCTTGACGAGCTTTTCGCAAAAGTTCTCCGCCAGTTGCATTTAGAAAATCTACGCAGAATTGCTCAATCGCCTTTTCGTCAATAGAGGCAAGTTGTTCAGCGTACTTTTGAAACGCTTTGAAGTTTGCTTTGAAACTCATGCGATTGTCACCTCCGCAGTTAAGTTGATTTCTTGATGGTGGTCGTACACGGCGGGGTGTCCGCTACACTCGAACCGAAACAATCTGCCACCTCGTGCTATCTCGACTTTTGAACCTGCAGGAATATCAAGCGTTTCGTCAATGAACAGCTTTATCGACTGACTAACGTTTGCAGTGTTATCTGTCTGCGTCGCCGCATTATTAGCACGAGATGAAAATGATATTCTGCAGGGCTCATCAGTAATGAACACTTCCGCTTCGTGCAAGGTTGCTCCATTCGGTTGTACAACAGGCACAAACCTCGATATCTTGCACCTATCCGTCCACATTGAACGAATTGATGCACGGATTGCATCACTCGTCACCATGCCAACCTCCTAAACCTTGTGAGTGAATCCTTTCCGCCGTTAAGTAGAAGGTCAATCACAGCATCAAGGCGTTCCTCGGAACTCGATACAGAGGCGACAGCGAACTCATTTGTCGTGTCGCCTTGTGTTTGCCGTTTAAGCCCTGCGGCGTTGATGTCGATTTCAAATCCGTCAAGGTCGCCGTTGGTCTTCTTGCCGAGGAGAAACTCACCACAAACCATATCCACATGGATAGCAAACAATTCACGCGGAACTGATGATTGGTTGATGTTTGCCTTGATAGTGCTTTCAACCTTATCAACCAAAAATCGTATAGCCCACATATCCTCGGCTTTGGCAACGTACCCAAAAGACGCAAGGCGATTGATTACGGTTATGTCCATGTGACCTCCTATGTTTTTGCTTGGAATAACAACGTTCCTGTGAAATATCCGGAAAAACTAACTCCGTTGTTTTGGTTTGTGAATTGCGGATTTGTCAAAGCGGTTGACAAGTTGAAATCAAGCCAATACTGCCCTGTTTCTCTGCGGATAATTGTAAAACTCATGCCCGTTGTTCTCGGACTTGAACCGCCAGAAGAATAACTGTCGCTTGCCGTGAGTGTACCCGACCCGCCTATAACTGAAGAGCCAGTAGTGTTTTCGTCAATAAACGAAAGCAGGGTATCAAAGTTAGAGTAGCTTGACATATTTATGGACAGGTTTCCTGGAACAGACCACGTGAACGGGGTAGTTCCACCACTCCCTCCACCAAAAGAGCCGTTAATAAGCAACGAATAATAGTCTTCGCAGTGGTGAGAAAGAACAAACGAAAATCCTCCGCTAAGACCTATGGGCAGGATGTTTCCGCTGTAATCAGTAACTGTACAGTTACTGCCTCCATAGCTACTCACTATCGTCCGTTCAAGCTCTTCAACACGTGCAAGCAGCCCATCGTTATTGCGGACATATTCGCTGGGATTGTTCGGGTCGCTGTTGTCGAAAGCTCCTGTGCGTGTGCCACGGACTAAATCCTCAACGATATTCAACCTCCCGACACCACCAGCACCGCTTATTACTCCACGTGGCTGTCCGTCTGTGTTCCACATAGCGCGAGTAAGCGTTTGCTCGTCAGCTGTAAGTGCTTGCAAGGCGGCGTTGATTATGTCAACCTGCCCCTGCCTTGCGTTAGCCTCTGCCGTTACTGCTTCGGTGACTTGCTCCTCCCTCGCTTGTCGCTCATTATCCACGGCAATGGCAAGCTGTGTTGGCGTTACACCTTCGGCTTCCATTTGGTTTTGGATAACACTGTCACGCTGATTTTTTATGTCAGACGAGACTGTGCCGCTCCATGTGCCATCAAAACGCCATTCCCCAGCCGGGGAGAGGGTGAAAACTTCCTTGGTGGAAATCGCCCTCGCCATAGCTGGAAATGTTGTTTTAGGCATGTTGTTGGGAGTATCTACGTACCAAAAGCCGTCTCGTGGGTTGAAAAAGCACTTAGTTGCAAGTACCATGTTTTACCCCCTCGAGATAATTCTCGCAATCGGAATAGCCTTATGTGGAATGCGTGTGCCGTCTGAACCGATGACTGTTGTCCAGTTAGCGCCGTTTCGCAGTTCTGCGTCTGTGGGCGACAACGAAACCATGTTTGCTCGTGTAAAGCTGATGCCATAAGGTGCAAACACTTTACGCTGGCGCATGATGAGTGTGTTTTCTCCGCCGTTGGTTTTAGCGTCACGCACCATCTCGTGCGGAACTTTTGCACCGACATTGTCGTATTCAAAAGCGCCATTACCGAGAACGTAAGTGGTGTAGTTGTTTACGCCTGCACTTACCTCTGTAACAGGCATTGAATCATCCACAAGAACAATTCTGCCGTTCCACGTAGCAAGTGGAAGTTGTCGCTCGATGCCAAGTGCATCGGTTTGGGTCATGAACTTCAACAGCTTTTGATTTTCCAAGTTAGTGGCTACCGCACTGTGCATGATAGCAAGGCTGAATAGCTGTTTGTTGTCACCACACGCTTGCTGGATTGCAGTATTCAGCGTTTCGGGGGCAACAAGCCCGACACCTGCACCAGTAGTCGTACCCGTGATGTCAAAAGTGTGATTGCCTACAAATGGAGCGTCAGCAGTATCAGTCATAGCAAAAATACCTTCAAGTGTGGTTAGGATTGTGCTTTGGTCGAGGTCTTGCTTGTAATCCGCCACTTGTCTTGCGATACTTCCCATGAAGTCAACTCCGCCAGTAATATCAGAGCTAAAATCCTTTTCAGTCCATCCTTTTGCACGACCAACCACAACAACGGAACGCAAGTAGGTGGACGTGCTGGAAGCCGTGATGGTTGTTTGCCCATCATAGTTCAAGGCCTCTCCGCCGATACGCCCAAACATAGGGAACGAAGCGAAGTTACCGCCTGTCTGGTCGGTTAAAGCGGAACGGAAGCGTGATGTGGGTTGAACTGCACCTGAGCGCACAAGCTCGTTGAGCTTTACGCGTGGGATAGCGTCAACATACCTGCCGAACGCCTCTGGGTTAAAATTTTTCAAATCAAATTGTGCCATAATTTAAGTCCTTTCTTAGACAAATAAATTTGTTGTTTGTTGAGCATTAGGATTGGCTTCAAAATATTCCGCCGCTTCCGTATAGCTCATTTTTGTTACGTCAATAGTACTGCCAGCAGGGTTTCCATCTCTGCTTTCAGCGGGTTTAGCCCCCTTGACAGTCGGAGGGGCTTGTGTTGTTTCAGCAAACATAAATTTGCTGTCCTCTGCACCCTGCAAGGCTTTTACTTGTTCAGTCAAGCCTTTTACTGTTCCATCCTCGGCAACCTTGACTTTATCGAAGTCGATTAAGGCTTTCACGGCTTTGGCGTTTTTAACTTTCGCAGTGGAGAACTCCAATTCGACTGCCGCTTCAATGCGTGCCGTCTTGATTTCCTCAGCGTGTTTCTCTGCTATTGCTTTGTTGGTTGCCTGTAGCTCCTCGATTTGCTTTTTAAGCTCATCTGTGTCACCTTTGGCTTTTTTAAGCGTTTCAAGCTGTTCGTCCCTCGTTTTAACGCTTTCTTCAAGTTGCTTTTTAGCTTCTTTCAAAGCGTTGAAATCAGACCGCAAGACGAATTGCTTGCCAACCTCTTCTGAAATAGCTTTCTCGAGTTCGGGAGTGTGTGCCTCGCCGAGAATGTTTTTCAACCAGTCCATATTCTATCCTTTCGGCCGCTGTCCTTTTTTGTTTGGCAAGTCCCAATAATGCGGCACACGTTTTCTTGTCCGCCGTGTAAGCGGTGATTTTGTGTATAGAAAAAGCACCTTGTTTTACAAAGTGCTTTAAGCTATTAAGATTTTAGTGGTTTGATGTTTTTTATATCGCGATTCGGTAGACCCAAACATGGGCAGTCATCGGTAGCAAGGATGATATAAGCCCCGTTTTCCTCGTCCTCAATTTCTGATACGTAGCTGTCAAGCCAGCCTTTATACGTTTCTCCGTTTAACATAGTAACAATAACGGGTGCGGTTTCGAGTTTGCTGAACTCTTCTTCTGTTATCTCAAACATATAGCTACCTCCTTCCCGGTCTTGCTGGAATGATGTGAACGCCACGCCTTTTAGTGTAATGGATTATCCCAATCGTAGTAGGAGCTTCGTTGCCGTTTTGGTCTCTCCAAATGCCAATTGTATCGTGATGAGTGAAACGTTCTCGCATACCCCACTTGCCACCAGCTGTTTGTATCGGTTCTCCATGTCCAGCGTGCAAAGCTATTAACTCTTCAATATTTGCTGTTAATGTTCCCCGGGTGGGGTCGAAATTAGCGCTTCCGGGTACGTGCTTGCCGTTGTGCATAACGTTGATGTGGAGGGGAAACTCTCCGCCATTAATGCGAGCGTGTATTTGGTCTCTAAATATATTATACTCTGTTTCTCTTGGAAAGTCAACATATTTTTTCTTCCATGCGTCATATGTCATATCGCTCGGCACAAAATATGTCTGCCCAGTCTCCGTATCACGCGCCGCCCTGTTACCTCCAGTAGCCTCTTCCCAGTCTGCATCATACGGCACGGTGGTAGTGCGACAGTTCACATGAAAGGGAGGCACTGTAACCCCTATTTGCCACTCGGACATTGAGAATATCTTACCATCAAGCTCTTGGCATATGTCAGATGTCCGTAAGTCAAGGGTAGCAAGTATTTGAAATTGCTCCACGCCTATTTCCCGATAAGCTATTTTATCGGCTTCGCTTGCGACGTATGCTGATTCAGTTCGGATAAGCCTTTCAGCGTTGTATCGTGTCGTATTCATCTTGCGGGCGATTTCGGCGATAGAGTTGTTAATGCCTCGCCCAAGCAGAATATCCTGCGTTAGTTGTTGGTGCAGTTCATTAACCAGCTTTTCCTTGTTTGACCATATTCGGTCAGAGAAATGTCTGCCATCTGATGCCCATGGCTTAGCCATGACACGCTCAAGGGTGCTGTCGTTAATTCCAGCAACGTCAAACCCGACATTAAGTCCACGTTGCAACTCGAACATATCACGGTTATATCGAGACATGAGTTGCTCACGCAGGAGTTTGTCAACCGCCTCGTGTTGTCCGCCAAATAGCCGTTCAACCGAGTTCTGTGTTTGGATTTTCAAGGCCTCGAGGCGAGAAATATGCACACGTGCAGAGGCGTTCTCAAGTTGCCTCATCCATTTGCCGTTCAGTGCGTTCTCCTCGCCAAAGCGAATATAGTCCTGCACAGACCACTTAAATTCAGCGAGTTCGCCAGCGTTAAGCAGACGGCGAGCTTCCACAAGGTCAATTTGGTTGTTATCGGCGAAACGCTGATACCATCTCGCAATATCACGCTCAATATCAGCGAGCGCAGAGGCTACCGCACGTTCCGATTCACGGATAGCTTGCACCGACCGCCTGTGCGTCAGCGATTCAACATATTCAAAACGCCTCGCCCAGTATGCAGCACTTCTCATGCATCATCTTCCTCGCTGGTTGGCTCTTGTGCAAAGGCTTCATCATATGTGCCTTGTGTTTCATTGCGTCCGGATTTTATGCGGTCAAGTTCAGCTTTCACGTCATCGACCCACGGATGATTGGCGATAATTGTCTCTTCGGACAATATGCCAACGCTGTGGCGGATATTTTGGATTACATCGGCTTCAGAAATCAGCATATCTCGATTAAATATCACGTCAACTTTTTCTGCTGTGAAATCGCCAACACCCACGTTATACAGGTGCGCGTTGAAAAACTCAAAAAGCTGTTCAAACGCTGCTTGGTATTCTGTCTCCATCTCGTTTGCGTCCAGGTCAATATCGCTGTACATGGAGAGGATGTTCATCTGATTGGGATTGCCGCTAAGTCTATCGTCTTTGGCATCATATCCCATGGCGTTCTCGATAATC